ATTGATTTCGTGCGGCAAAGAGACTAAAAACTGTAAGTCCGGCGCGGAGATGCAGCTTAGATGTCAGGCCGACCTTGTGCAGAGGTATTGGCCCGCAACCGTACCGGACTTTGAAAATCAACAATGCAAAAATCTTTATCCTAACGGATGCTATTGACACACTGTTAATTATCCCACTAGCCTAAACAAGTACTTAGTGAGTACAAAACTCAGTCCTTGTGGGGCAACGTGGAACCAATCGAACTCGGCGCATGTAATGCCATTCTATCAGGTATCGCAACCAAGATTGACGGTAGCCTTAAAATCACCCTAGAAGTAAATCCCGAAGAGCAGCAAATCATTTCAAGATTGCTTAATGCGTGGTCACTCAATAAGCGACTTATGACAGTTGCGTTTATCCAGGTAGATCAATAATGGCCGGCGGTCGACCTACGGACTACACTGAAGAAATGCCAGCAAAGCTTTTAGAGCACTTCAATCAGCCACTCTATGTGCAAAAGAAAAAGCAAATTGCATCAGGTGGAAGAATGGTCGAGGTAACAGAAGAAAGACCAAACTCAATGCCAACCTTTGAGCGTTTTGCAGTAAAGAATAATGTAACGCACCACACTTTGCGCAATTGGTGTAAGGAGCATCCTGAGTTTTTTACCGCTTATAGTCATTGTAAAGACATACAGAAAGACTTCATCCTTGAGCATGGCATGATGGGGAACTATAACCCTGGGTTTGCTAAGTTTGTCGCAATCAACGTCACTGACCTTCAAGATAAAGTTGTTCACGAAGTTAAGGCCGGCGGCATTTCATTAAACGTAACACCTGATGAATCAGGGCTTTAAGAACACCCCCAAGCAAGACGAATTAATGAAAATGCTTGCGGGGCCATCTCGCTATGATATGGCACTGGGCGGGTCTCGATCAGGCAAGACATTCGGACTATGTAAGGCCGTAGTCATTCGAGCCTCAAAGGTTAAGTCACGTCACGCTATTCTTCGCCTAAAGTTTAATCACGCAAAAACATCTCTGTGGATGGATACTCTTCCAAAAGTGTTCTCTTTGGCATTTCCCGGATTGGTTGGCCCTGATGCTTGGAACAAAACTGATTATTGTGTCACTCTTCCTAATGGCTCAGAGATTTGGGTTGGCGGCCTTGATGACCAACAAAGAGTTGAGAAGATTTTAGGAAAGGAATACTCAACAATCTATTTTAATGAGTGCTCACAGATACCATATAAATCAATTCAAATTGCACTTACTCGATTAGCAGAAAAGAATGAGCTTAAAAAGAAAGCTTATTTTGATATGAACCCTCCAGGGAAAAAGCATTGGAGTTATTGGCTCTTTATTAAAAAGATAGATCCACAGGATAATGTTCCGGTTGATCCCGTTAAGTACGCATCAATTCTAATGAACCCAACTGACAACCTAGAGAATATTGACAGCGAGTATGTCTCAGAGGTTCTTGCTAATTTACCCGAGGCGCAAAGAAAAAGATTTATGAGCGGAGAGTTTGCCACCGATGACGATGGCGCCGCTTACTACGCCTTTGATCGAGAAAGACACGTTAAGGAAATCGATTCAAAATACATGATAGGCCAAAAACACATTGGAATGGACTTCAACGTTCACCCAATGACAGCCGTTATTGCTCGCCACGTCAATAATAAGTTTATTATCTATTCAGAAGAGTTTCTGGAAAACTCAGACACTTATAAGATGTCGACCAAGCTAATGAAGTCCGGACACAGTGGGGCAACAATCTATCCTGACTCAACCGGTAAAAATAGAAAAACGTCAGGCATATCAGACCACACAATCCTTAAAAACGACGGCTTTACGGTTCACCCAACCTTTAATCCCTTAGTGGTTGACCGAATCAACAACATCAATAGACTATTTAGAGAAGATAGAATTATCATTGATTCATCGTGCAAAAAATTGATTGCCGATCTCGAGAAGGTTAGCTGGAAAGATGGTGCTCTTGATAAGAAAACCGATCCGATGATTACCCACATATCGGATGCCCTTGGTTATCTTTGCTGGGCACTTGATCCGCTTAAACCAGAGCAAGAAGAAAGTAGCGTCATTCAACTATAGGAAGACCATGGACATTAAAGAGCTTTTGTCATTCATTACAGACCACAAAGAATACCTGGAAAAGAATCATCAAAAGCTTGAAATGTACGAGGGGAAGCTACTTCCTTATGTTAAGGATGTAATGAAGGCGACTCTTTCGGAGCACTACTACAAGCAGATTGAGCACAGATTAATCCCTATTAACGTCCTAACAAGGATTATTGATAAATTATCCAAGGTTTACTCTCATCCTCCTGTTCGAACCGATGACAAGTATCAAGACTTTATTGATCGCGTGATTGACGAGTCATTACTTGATGTTCGGATGGGTATGGCCGACGAGTTTTCTCATCTCTTTAAGGGGTACGCGCTAGAGCCCTACGTTGATAAGGGTAAGGTTAAAATCAGAACACTCCCTTACGATCGCTTTCTTGTTTACTCGGATGATCCAGTAAACCCAACCAGGCCAACCGTTTTCATTAAGATGATGGGCAAAGTAAAGAACAATGCTGGCCAGACACTAGAACTCTATTACGCTTACACGGATACTGAATTTCTTGCTTTTACTTCGGATGGCAATAGATATGAGAAAGCAATGGAGGATAATCAAGGGGTTAATCCCTATGGAGTCATTCCGTTTGTGTACGGCAATCGATCTCTCCTTTCGCTTATTCCTCAGCAAGACACAGACATTACGCAGCTGACACTAATGGTTCCTGTGCTGCTAAGTGACCTTGCGGGCGCAATCATGTTTAGTTGCTTCTCTGTTATTTACGGCATTGATCTAAAGATTGATAAGATTGAGAAGTCGCCTAACTCTTTCTGGAATTTTAAGTCTGACTCAAAAAACGAAGGCGCTAAGCCAGAGATTGGTACAATTAAAACCGATGCTGATATTGACAAGGTTCTTTCGTTTATTAAGCAGACTTTTGCGTTCTGGCTCGAAACAAAGGGTGTGCGAATTGGCTCCTTGAACAACATCGACGCCGGCAACGCATCGGGCATTTCAAAGATCATTGACGAAATGGACGTTTACGAGATCAAGAAAAAGCAAATTACCTTCTTTAAAACGGAAGAAATGGAGCTGTGGGATCTCTTGAAGGTAATGAATAACTACTGGGTTAAGTCCGAAGAGGATTACCAAAGTATTATTATCGGCGATGACTTTGCGCCAGTTATTACCTTTGATGAGCCTCGCCCAGAGATTTCTCGCAAGGAACAGTTTGAGATTGTCGATGCGGAGTACAAGGGCGGCTACATGGATGCCAATACCGCAATCATGACTCTTTACCCTGACCTCGGAAAGAAGGAAATTGAGGAGCGCGTAAAACTATTGGAAGGCAAAGATGGCCCAAGTCAAGCAGACGATCAAAATACCGACAGAGTACAATCAGAGGACAGCGAGAGCGATAGCGAATGATCTAGTTGAGTTTATTGTTGATCGCACCAAGCAAGGAAAAGGAAAAGACGGAAAGAGCTTTCCTAAGTATTCCAAATCCTACATGGATTCTCTGGATTTTGAGATTGCAGGCAAAGATTCGACCGTTGACCTTACACTTACAGGTGAAATGCTGGACACCCTGCAAGTATTAAGCGCCGATCGCGGCGAGATAGTCATTGGTTTCCCCGAGGGCTCAGATGTTAATGGCAGGGCCGAAGGAAATATCCTTGGCTCATACGGTGGAGACCCAAATCCATCAAGGGCCAGAAACTTTCTAGATGTGTCAGAAAGAGAAGTATCAAAGATTGCCGCACAGTATCCATTGGATAACGTCCAAGAGCGCCTAAGAAATCTTGATACAACTGAGCTGGCGCGGATCCTGGCGAGAGAAGTCTCAAGCGAGTTGGAGTTTGACGATGAAGGCGAGTGATAAGCTTGCCGAGCTTAGAAAGAAAGTCACCCAAAAGCTTTTAGATGATGGGCGCTTTGACTTCATTATCCCAGAAGTGAGCAATCAAATCCAAAAAAGGACAAGGCTTGGAAAGGGTGTCACAGAGTCAGGCGACTTAAAGCCTCTTGAAAAACTATCGGATAATTATGTTGAGCAAAGAAAGAAGGGCCCACTGGACTCAAGAACCAGACCAAAGAAGTCCAATCTTACAAGGACGGGGCAGCTATTGGATGCCATTAAGGGCGTTAGAAATGGATCGCTTTTCACATTTACCTTTAAGGACTCAAGAAATGACGGGGAAAAGAATAGCGACATAGCTAGGTGGGCGGCAGAAAAAGGGCGAAGGTTCTTTGACTTATCAAAAAGTGAACGGATAGGATTATCTAGAAAAATCTCTCAGGTAATAAAAAAGAAAATAAAAGAACTGTTTAACAGTTGACACATAACAATGGGGAGTTTCAAAATGGATAAAGACCAAGATGGTATCGAAGTCAAACCAACCGATGGTATCGGGGATGAAGGTAAAGATGTTGTATCTCACGCATCTTTCAAAAAGCTCCTCGATCAGCGTAAGGCCGATCAAGAGAAATTGAGAAAGGCGCAGGAAGAACTCGATTCTTTTAAAGCTAAAGAAAAAGAGCTTGAAGAGAAAAAGCTAGCAGAGCAGGGTAACTGGAAGGCACTTCTAGAAGCTCGAGAGGCAAAGCTTAAAGAGTCCGAAGAGAAAATCAACCTACTTTCAGAATCTTTGAAAACTTACGAAACGAAGGTTTCTAATGCTATCAAGCTCGATGCTTTTGAAAGAGCGATCGGGGGCAAGCTTAAGAATAAGGTCTATTACGACACTGTTTTTTCGCCTGATAAAATTGCATTGAACCCTGAGACCGGCGAAGTTGATGACACATCTGTCAAAGAGTACGCCACTTTTTTCGTAAATAACTTCAAGGAAACCATTGAGTTCAAGGGTGCGAAGCTGCCTAACGATGCGGCCAAAACATCTGGAAAACTTAGTCATGCTGAATGGACAGAGCTTGCTAAGGTTAATCCCAAGGAAGCGCGTTTACGAATGAAAGATGTTCAATAACAAGGAGACTTAAATGTCAGCTACTTTAGTCAGAGAAGTCGAAGATCAAATCCAAAAGTTCTGGGCACCTATTTTTGTTCCAGAATTAAAAGAGACTGCGATTCTTCCGAACCTCATCAACACAACCTATAGCTCTAATCTTAGTGCTCAAGGTGACACTGTTTACGTTTCAATGGTTGAAGCCGCCGAAGGTAGCCGTCAGACTATTGATGCAAGCGGTAACCACACTGTAATTCAATCTGAGAAGCTAAAAACTCAGCGCGTTGGCATTGTTGCCGATCAGGTTTTCTCTGCTTCTTTTGAGCTTGATTCTTTGATTGATATTCAATCTCAAATCGGCAACCCATCAGGCCAGTCTGCAATCCGTAACGCTCTCTTGAAGGGTGTTGAGCTTCAGATTAACAAGTATCTTTACAGTCTTGTTGCTCCAAGTCTCTCGGCCCCAGACCACAGCATTGCTTCTGTGACTGACTTTAACTTCACTCAGCTTCAGGCTGTTCGCAAGTTGGCATCTCAGGCAAAGTGGGCAAAAGATAAGCCATGGTACTTGCTCCTAGATCCTTCTTATATGACGGATTTCTTGTCTGATACAAAAAACACTTCAAGCGATTTCATTGGTGGCGATCTTCCGTTGATCGGCGGTCAGCGTCCATTTGCTCGCTCAGGCTTCCAGATTCTTGAGGACAACTCAGATGGTATGCAAGGCCTTGGCGCTGCAAGTGGAACAGAGGACTTGGCATTGGCCTTCCATCCTGACTTCTTGTATATGGTTGCTCAAATGCAGCCTACTTTCAAGTTGTCAGACCTCCACAGCAATAAGCAGCGCGGCTACTTGTTGACTGTTGATATGGTTGGTGGAGCTAAGTTGGGCCTTCAGGGCAACTTGAAGCACATCGTAGTTTACAACTCTTAATTGATCGGGGGCTTCGGCCCCCTCTTTAAAATTACAGGAGGCTTTTATGGCCGTTTTAGTTGATGTTAAAAATAATGCTGGCCCATCTTTCCCTAACGCCGTCGAAGTTGTTCGCGCGACTTGGGACTTTGCAGTAGACGGTGGATCAGTAACTTTCTATGACGCATTAGTTGCTGATGCTGGCTGCATTGTAAGTCTTCGCGCTGCAATCGTTAAGACAGCGGTAACTTCTGGCGGCTCGCTAACGCTTGACCTTGGCAAGGGTGCTGCGGGCACAGAAATGATTTCAAACAAAGCAGTTGCATCAATGACATTGAACAATATCACTGTCGGCGCTGCTCCTGTTTACCTTGCTGCCAATGAGAAGATTTCAATGAATATCGAAGTAGCAGCTGCGACCGCTGGTAAAATTGAATTCATTTTCGAAGTAGTAAAAGCTTAGTCAATGGGGGCTTCGGCCCCCTCTTTATAGGGCCATATGAATAATAGAATTTTATTCTCTAATGATGGCGCTATCGAAGATTTCTCGGTCGCGTTAAATAATTACCAAACTGGAACAAAAGCCTTTCCGTATGTAGAGGGCGAAGACTATTTGTTTATTGGCTCACGCCTTCCTTTTAACCATATCTATTTCAAGTTATCCAATCCCAATGTTGTCTCCGCAAATATGTCCGTCGAGTATTGGGATGGCACTCGATGGATTGAGACTGTCGAGGTTATTGATGAGACGCAAGGCTTTACGCAGTCAGGCTTCGTTCAATTTACCCCCGACAGAACCTATGGGTGGGGAATGGATTCGACTAATTATCGAGGGGAAACGGTAGAGGGGCTAGAGACGGTTAATATTTACGACCTTTATTGGGTGCGTATTTCCTTCGACGCCTCCCTGGAAGATGTTGACTCCGAAGCACCAGTTATATCTTGGTGCGGAAACCTATTCTCTGATGACCTTGACCTTGGTGTTGAGTATCCTGATCTAGTAAGGCCTGAAACAATATCATCATTCAAAACCGGTAAAATTGATTGGCAGGAGCAGCATGTTCGCGCTGCCCAGGTTATGATTCAAGACTTGGTTAATCGCGGATTAATCTGTGGGCCAGGGCAAATACTAGATTGGCGTGAGTTTACAAATGTCGCCATACATAAGACCGCCGAGATTATCTTTAATGCGTTTGGTGATGACTACACCGACAACACGGTTACCGCTCGCAAAGAATACAACGAAAGAATTAGCAAGCGCCTAGCTAGAATTGACCTCAATGGCGATGCAACCGAAACCGAGGGTGATCGTTATAATCCAGTGGGATACTTTACGAGATGAGTAAGATAACCACGATTCACGACAAGATTCTCGAAAAGCTCGCCGCTCTCTATCCCTCAAAGACGCGAATCCCAAACGCTTACTCTTTGGTTGATAATAACAAGAACTTTCTCAAGAATGGCTACGGGCTTACGATCGGCGACGCTTCGTTTGAGCCGTTCGAGTTTTGCTCATTCGTGGTCAATAGGACAATTTCTGTCCCACTGACAAAGGAAATGCACAGGGTTGATTCAGCAACAAGCGAAACAGATAAGTATGTCAAAGAGCTACTAGAAGAGGTTTACCAAGTACAGAAACTCTTCTACGCTTATAATGAACTGGGAATTGATTCAGATATTTTAAAGATAGACATTGGATCAGTCTCAGCTATTGAAACATTTTTTAACGACAAGCAGAACTTCCTGGCAATGACCGCAAGTTTTAGCTTTTTCATAAGAGAAGAACTTTAAAGGGGAATTTTATGACAGTTGGACTTCAAAGAGCTAATACTCTTGCAATCAAAGAAGAAACTACTCCAGGAACTTATGTTGCTCCTGCGGCCGGCGCCGACTTTGTTCCTCTTCGCCCAGGAAACGAACTAACTTACGAGCCCGAGCAATTAGAAAATGATGAACTTCTAAATGACATTGGTGCATCGAAGACTGCCACGGGTAAGGAAATTGTAACGGGATCTCATTCTGCGTATCTTCGCCACTCAGGAGTCGAGGGGCAAGAGCCAGAATTGGGTGTGATGTACGAATCAGTTCTTGGGACAAAACACATCACAGCAACAGAGCGCGACACAACAGGGACACCAACATTGCTTACCTTGCCAGTAGGTTCCGGTGAGGGAGTTGAGTTTCCACAAGGAAAAGCTGTATTAGTTAAGAATGGCTCAGGATATGAGATTCGTAACGTTGACAGCGTTTCTACTGACACACTTACACTTAATTTTAATTTGAACAATGCTCCTGCTTCCGGGGTAAATCTTGGTAAAGCCGTGACTTACATTCCGGCAGCGCAAGGCCATCCAACTTTCTCGACAACAAAGTACTTGGGAAGCGGTTTCGCAAAAGAAGTTTCTGCCGGAAACACTGTAACTGAAGCAGCCTTCACAATGGACGCTAACGGCTACGGAGAAGTTGAGTTTTCATTCGAAGGAACTCGCTACTATTTCAACCCAATTATTATTGGGGCAACAAATAAGTTCTTGGACTTTACTGATGACGTTGGAACTGCGGCACTTAGTTTGGCCGAAGGTATTTACAAAACACCCATCGAACTTGCGGATGCAATTACTGCGGCGTTTGACGCTGCGACCGTTGAAAATATTGTGTGCACATTTGACGCCACGATTGGGAAGTTTAGGATTGTTGCCACGGGGACTATCCTCTCTCTATTGTGGAACACTGGCGCAAACGCTTCAAACTCAATTGGGACCACACTAGGATTTTCTGTTGCTGCCAATGATACCGGATCAACAACCTACATCGCAGACAACGAGC